GGCGGCTGGACGGCGGCGACAAGGGCCGCGGCGGCGACGGCCAGGGCGATCGGATCGCGGGGCATGGGGGTGGTCTCCGTTGGGGGCCGGGCGGCGGCGTGTCGCCCGGTAGCCAATTCGATCGGCACGACGGCGCGCGGAATTTAGCGCCCCGGCCGGCACGGCGGTTGCTTCGCGGGCGGGCGCGGGCGCGGGCGCGGGCGGGCGCGGGCGGGCGCGGGCGCGGGCGCGGGCGGGCGCGGGCGCGGGCGCGGGCGCGGGCGCGGGCGCGGGCGCGGGCGCGGGCGCGGGCGCGGGCGCGGGCGCGGGCGCGGGCGGCCAGGAGGGGCCGTCTATATATAGACCCGTCCGTCGCAAGTGGACCCGTCCGTGATAAGGACCCGTCTGATGCAAGGACCCGTCTGATGCAAGGACCCGTCTGATGCAAGGACCCGTCTGATGCAAGGACCCGACGCCTTTGGCACGGCAGTTGCACTACTTCACCTTCGCCAAAAGGAGGCACACGAAAATGAAAACAACAACTGCCTACTACAGCGAATCGCTTGGATCCTGGGTGCGGATGGAGCGCTGCGAGGATGGCGAGTATTGCCACACCAGCGGATACGAGACAAAAGAGCAGGCGCTAGGGAAAACGCTTTACGAGGCGCCAGCCATGCCTGCGTTCCTGGCACACGACTTGCACTAATCACCAGCAAAAGGAGGCCCCCCAATGACAAAGCGAACGATTGAAGTCGACGACGTTCTCCCCGATCGCGTCGAGTCCGCGCTTGAGGAGGTCAACGACCTGCTCCGCGATTACATCAAGGACAACAAGCCAGACTCCGTGCCGTGCCTGTCCAACGACCTGGACTACGACGGCGGGGTTCACGAAATCGTGGACGGCGCCGTGCCGATTTACGCGGGCGAGATCGAGGCCGCTTGGTTTCTCCACGGTCGCGACCTGGAGGAAGCCTACGAGAACGCCGGCGTCGGCGAGAACCCGCGCGAGAACGACGGCATGGCGGCCATCTATTTCTACATCTACGAGAAGGTGGCCGAGTGGTACGCGGAAAACGCGGAGCGGATTTTCGAGGAGTTGTCTACCAATGAGTAAGCACAACAAGTGGATCGCCGTTCGGGTTCAGATCGACGCGGCCGCTCCGCAGGATGCCGCGCTATTTGTGGTTCCGCAAAACGGCAAAACGCCCCGCCGAATCATGCAGGAATACATAGATCGGTTTCCCGGCGCGTACGAGTATTCCGTCGAGGTCGACTGCGACGCCTGGGGGCGAACATATCGAGGCATGACGCTGTGCCCTGTGTGCGGCCAGCCCGACGATTGTGGCGACTGCACACACGGCCGGCTGTCGGATGATGACGTGCGCGCCATCGGCGGGACGGTGCTGCGATGAACCGCGTCCGCTTCCATCTTGGCAACGGCCCGCACAAGGGCCACTGGCAGATCCGAAACGGGCGGCGGGTGCGCTATGTAGACCCGTCCGCGGCAAACCTAGAACTGCGCGGCTGCAGGCTGGTGAACTACCCGACTGTGGCAAACAAAATCCACGGTGGCGGGGACAAAACCCCTTGTGCCTGGATCGAGTGCGAAAGCGTCGAGGCCCGTCCGAGTGAAGCAGCGTCCGGGGAACTGGTGCGCTACAACCCTCGCGTCGCGCCGCACTGGACGTTTCGAGGATTGAACGCGGACGGCACGACGTTTGCACTTCTCAAGACTGCGGGCCGGAGTGTGCTGGCCTGCTGAACACAAGGAGACCCGAGTGATGAAAAGCGAACTGAGCGTGTATCGAGAAAAGGACGGACTTTGTTCGATCATGCGCGGCGAGAAAGTTCTGGCTAGGGGTCTTTCTGACGATGACGCGCTGGCGATGGCGGCCGCTCCGGAGTTGCTTTCTGCGCTGAAAGAGGCCGGCGAGTTCATCGGACGGCAAAACGAACTGCTGGAAGGAAACAACAGAGAATGGATCGACTACTGCGTATCCGTTCACGAAAAATGCGTGGCCGCAATAGCCGCAGCGGAGGGCCGCGCATGACAACCATCGTGCCAGCCTGGATCCGCAAGCGCGACGAGACCGGCGTGTGGGCCATCCTCGGCAGCGAGCCGCCGGCCGACGCGCAAGAGGTATTCATCCCGGCCGAACAGGTCGAGTCGGTTGTCGAGTCAGAGCATGAGTGCGAGGGTCGACGTTTTGGAATCATCGTGGCACGGGACTTGCACTCCAAGGGAGCAAACTCATGAACACCACAAACACCATCGACAGTTTCACTGGCGACATTATCGCGTTTCTCGATTGCTCCCAGGATCGGGACGAACTGCGGCGGCTGCTCCGGCGGCGCGAGCCAACGAACATCTTCATTCGAGGTGCCGTCATCGACGCGCTTGCGCCGACCATGCTGCAGACGCCGCCGCTGGTTCAGCAGATCGTCGGCCGCGCGCTCATGCGGCACGTTGACTGGCAGGCCGTGGCGCAGTGGGCGACCGTCAACCCGGAGGACAACTAACGTGCAAACCTTCCTTCCATACAACAACTTCATCGACTCGGCCCGCTGCCTGGACTACCGCCGGCTCGGCAAGCAGCGAGTCGAGTGCAAGCAGATTTTGCAGGCGCTCGGCGTCCCGGTCGGCGGACCCCTGCGTGACAAGCCAAGCAGTTGGCGGAATCACCCAGCGACCCGTATGTGGCAAGGACACGAGTATTCGCTGTGCGTGTACGCCGTCGCAATCTGCGACGAGTGGCGCCGCAGAGGCTACAGGGACACACTACAGCCGCAGTTCTACGACGCCGCAAACACGCTTCTGCGATTCGGAAAAGACGAATCCGGCCGGCCGCCGTGGCTGGGGTGCGATGAGTTTCATTCATCGCACAGAAGCAACCTGCTCCGCAAACTTCCGACGCACTACGGCCAGTTCGGCTGGAGCGAGCCAGACAATCTGGAATATGTCTGGCCGATTGGCACGGCAGTTGCACTTTAGTCATTCACAACCCAGGAGAACGAACGATGCCAGACAACGAGTTCACGAAGGTCATGAAGCAGTACAGAGACGAGCAGCAGCGGCGCATGAACACAGCCCGCGACATGATGATGAAGGCCCTCCGCGACGCCGAGGTGCAGTCTGTGTCGGTCCAGTTCGACGGTTACGGCGACAGCGGAAGCCTGGAAGGCATCACCTACCTGCCGTCGGCCGAAGGAAAGGCGGAAGTGCCAGACACGCCGCACGAAGTCACCGAATGGACCCAAGGAGGCAAGCCGAAGCGTGTGGTTCGGAATTACACGCTCGACGAACTGGTTTCGGAAGCCTGCTACGGCCTGCTCGGCGCCGAGCATCCTGGCTGGGAGATCAACGAGGGTTCGTTCGGCACGTTCACCATCAACCCGGCGACGGACGCCGTATCGCTGACCTTCAATCAGCGCATCGAGTCCGTCGAAACCTACGACGAGGAGTATTGAGCCGTGGCGCACTCATACCATCACGCGGTCAGTTCGCAGAAGAAGTGGGGCGGCGAGGTTGACGATTACCTGCCGATTCACGACTGGTTCGATGAATCGAAGAAAATCATGGCGGACTTTCGGCACCGGGCGCTGCGGCACCATGCCGAGGGGATTTTCATGGCAGAGAAAATCTTCGGCCACACGATCACCAACTCGGCGGGCCGCGTCGTGCCCGTGCGATTCATCGGCGAGCAACACGTCAAAGAGGACTTGGGTTTCATCCCCTCGATGCAGGACTGGTTCAAGACTATTCGGCCGGAGCGCTGGATGGGCGAGCCGCCGGTCAAATTGGAACAGGAGTTGCACCATGAAGTGCTGTCTGTGTGAGTGCGAGATACAGCCGGACGCGAATGGGTGGGCCTTGGGCCACAACCCGGACCCGCTCGGCAAGCCTGGAGATCGTTGCTGCGGAAACTGCAACGACGAGATCGTTGTCCCGACAAGGTTGTCCATTTTCTTCACAAGGAGCAAGCGAAATGAAAGTCGCGAAGCAGAAGATCGTCCGTCTGACCAAGAAGGAAGCCACGGCCATCATGACCGGTCTGGAAATTGCAGTTAGGGAGACCGGCGGGCCGGACTGCCCCAAATGCGCCAAGGCGTTCTTCTCGGCGGTCGAGAAGTTGGACAAGGCGTTCAAGTTCGGGATCTGCGACGCATGAGCGGCGAGGCAGTCATCGAGACGGAATACCGCGTTTCCCAGCGCGTCGTGCTGCGGCCGGGCGACAAGTTTCGCGTCAGCGGTGGCCCGTACTGGAAAACGGAAGATGGCAGGAAGATCCCGCTGGCCGCCCGCGGCGTCTGCACGTTCGTGCGGGCGACGCGGAACGGCTCGCGGGTCTACATCGAGGCAAGGAACAAGGACGGCGCCGTACTGCTCCATGTCGAGGGCAGGCGGAAAAACAAAGCCGCTCCGGAGATCGTGTGCCGTCCGTACAAGATCCGGAGCAAAATTAGGAGCAACAAGCGATGAAGCGGTTTTCGCCGAATGAGCGTCCCTATGCGACATTCGTCAAGCGGTACATGGAGGGCTACGTTGCCGGTGAGTCCGGCGCCGAGATCGCCAAGCGGCTCGGCACAACAGAGGCCGCCATGCTGGTATATGCCTCGGACCTGCGGCGCATGGGCGTCAAGGTGCCGCGGCTGAACGATCGTGTCGATGTTTCCTATCTCAACCGGATCATTAGAAAGGCTGCAAAGGCTTGAACTATGGGATACGTCAAAAATGCGATGATTGCGGTGCAAGAGGCCGGGTGCCTGTGGGTCGATGACGCCGTGATCGAGCGGCTGCGCGACGCCGGCCATGAGCCGAAGGTGAAGCGGGTCGTTGTCGAGGGGTACAACGGCCCGGTGGAGATCGACGCCATACTGGCGCCCGACGGGATGCGGCTGATGGAAGTCGCAGACGAGGACGATGCCGAGACGATTGCCGACGCCCTGGCGGAGTTGATTTCATGAACGTCCTCGACGCCGACGCCGTGGCACGGCAGGCCGGAGTCTCGCGGCGGACTGCTATCAGCAGCGCCGCGAGGCTCGGCGGGGTTGTGTACCTCGGCAACAAGGCGTTCATCCTGGCCGAAGCCGCAGAAAAACTCTACGACCCGTCCGTGGCAAAAACGCCAATACCCGTTCGTGGCAAACAGATGACGCTGCAGCAGGCGGCCGACATCCTGGGCTGCTCAAGGTCGACGATCCTGCGCGTGCTAGAGCGGACGGGACTCGGCGAGAAGGTCGGCGGCAGGCGGTACGTTCCGGAATACCAGTTGCGGGCAGTGAAGAAGAACATCCTGGCGCGTGGCGTAACGCGCATGCACCTCGACAAGAAAGCGATGAGCGAACATGGAAAACGAATGGCCCGATCCCGTTGGGGATAATAGGCTGACGCGGTACAACATCGCCGAATGGCTGCGCGACCTCGTGGCCATGCGGCTCATGCGGAAGCGGGAGGCCGCCGAGGCGGCCGTGGCCATCCGCAAGCGGCTCTCCTGCGGTCAGTCGCCGTGGCCCAGCGAGTCTTGAGCGTGTCGCTTGCTATGGCACGACTGGCAAAGCAGACGCAGATTGTGAATCGCGTCGGTGCCCAGCGGCTTCTCGATGATATGGTCGACGTGCGCGTCGCGGCCCGTCACCAGGATCCCGCAGAGTTGGCACTTCCCCTCGTCCCTGGCAATCACGGCCAGCCTAGTCCGCCGCCACGCAGCAGAGCAGTATCCGCGCTCCGCTGCCGTCGGCCGCGGGCGGGCCGGCCGTGGCCGGAATGTCGAAATGCGCTTAGGCATTGCCGGCTGCGTTCTGCCGCCACCCCAGCATGAGAACGCGGTGCGAATCCCGCGAGAACCACCATTCCACGACGAGTTTCGCGATGGCGTTCACCAGGACCCCGATGAGAAACATGGCCAAGATGCTGCCGTATTGCTTGCGGACGCGGATTGCCATCCGCGCCTTCAGCACTTCCTCGACCCTGGTTGGGTCGCAGCCGACCGGCCACTCCTCGACGGCCATCTCGATGAGGCGGTCGCGCAGCCTAGAGTGCGACGAAAGCCGAAGCCCGCCGCGCTTCGCGACGTATGTCTTGAGCGGGGTGTACAGCATTACTTTGGACATCCGTTCGGCCCGCATTTGGTTTTTCCGGTGCCGTTGCACACGGGGCAGGTCACAAACACGCGACCATCGCCAATTTTTCCGGCGCCACGGCAGTTGGCGCAGACGCTCGGCTGGGGGGCCGGCGGCGCCTTGCGGGCCATCAGCGAGTAGCGGCCGGCCGCGGCCACAAAAGGCTGCAGATCCCTTCGAGGAAAGGACACGCATCCCGCCGTGGCAAACATAAGGATCGCGACAAGTGTTCTCATACGTTGCCGATCGCTCCGAATGTGGTGTGCTGACGGCGCGGCCAGCCGGCCACGCTAGACAACGCGATGCACTGGGCCTTGTCGATCGTCGAGGCCAGCGCCCAATACGAGCCGGGCGGAATATCGAAGTTGGTCCCGCGGACGCGGCGCGGTCCGGAGTTCCAGGCCGCCCACGAATTGTTCCATAAGACGAGCGCCTCGCCGTACTTCTTGTGCGTTTCCGGTCGGTCGTCATACCCCAGGAAACTCTGCGCATGATGCCAAATGCCGACCTGCCGAGAAAATCCGTCCTCGTTCCGCGTCCGCTCGAACGCCATCGAACTGCAGTTGAAGACGCCGTATCCTTGGAACAAGAAGTCGCGGACCTGCTCACGGCCGGACAGCATCGTGGCGGTCCTGGCGATGTGCTGCGAGGACTCGTCGAGCCACTTTTGGCTCGGCGACCGGGACCCGCCGAGGCGAATCGTCTTTTCGGTGTATTGGGTCAGGTCGACGCTGAACTCCGGGTACGGCTTGCGAACCAAGAAGCCCTTTGTGGTGGCAACCTGCGCGGCTTTGGCGCAGACCCAGCCGTCACTGTCATAGCCCCTCCAGGCCCAAAGTGATTCCGCGGCGACCACGGAGTCCTTGACGCCCAGGTCCGGCAATTCAGGGGCGCCTTCGAGGCGGCCGGTCTGCTCGTCAGGCTTGCCGCTCGCAATCTCAAGGGCCAGCGATGTCAGCAGGCAGTTGGCCGTGGCGCGGGCCACACAGTCGCCAGTCAGTTGCGTCGGCCCTGGCCAGCAGTCAGGGAAAACAGACTGCACGGCCGGAAACAAGAGAATGAGTTGCCCCTTGCCGCCTTCGGCGAACTCCCAACTGTAGGCCACGCTGCCGCCGTCGGGATCGCCGCCGCGGCGGATGATCGAGTCGGCCAGTTCTTCGTCGGCCCGGCGGTCCGGCCGACAGCCCATGAGGCCGCCGGCATAGGCGTCGAGCGGATTGAATTCGTCACTCATCTCGTCCAACTCGCAGCGTCCAGGCCAGCGACCCACAGGCGGCAATCAGTCGCGGCCGCAATTCGCCGTCGAGCGGCTTCTGGTCTGCCCCCAGCGCCCGAACAAACGTCTCGTCGATGGCTTCGGCTAGGCCTGGGTACTTGCCGACGTTTTCTTTGTCGATCGCCAGCCGCAATGTGCCGGAGTGAAACGCAATGAAGTCGTCGGTCGTCTTGACGACGGGCTGGTCGCGGTCGAAGTCGCGCAGCAGAATGAACGCCATCGCCTCATAGAGGCTGGACAGGTAGACGCGATCCGTCGGCAGCATCTTGCCAGCGATGGCCCGGACGGGCGCCGACCACTCCAGGGCCTCTTTGCTCGGCCGAGGCGTGTCGACTTCGTGCGCCTGGCCCGGCGGCCACGGAAGATCGAGGTCGACGCCCTTCCACGAAAAGAACAGCAGCACAACCACGGCAATCCACCTCGCGTAATTGCTCATTCGTCGCTCCCGTCCACAAGCGCCAGCGTCAGGACGTCGATGGCCTTCTTCTGGTCTTCGCCGAGGCAGTCGGTGGCCCGCAGCCGCAGCCGAACAGACGCCAGATTGAGGATCGCGGTCTGGTAGTCAGGCCCGACGCTCGGCGCGAGAACGTCCGGAATGCGCCGAAGTTGCGGCCATACGGCCACGATCGCGGCGGCGGCAGCAGCGGCGTACTGGTAAATGCTCATCCATTCACCTTCGCCACGATCCACTGGAAGAAGGCCCGGCCTTCGGACGACCGCAGAACGGCCTCCAGGTGGAAGAGCGCCTCGTCGTCGATCTCGGTGCCCGACTTGCCGGCGGCCCACTGCACGGCCGATACGACGGCCAGCGCCTGCTCATGCGGGGTGGTCGCGGTCGCCACGGCCTGGAGGCGGCCGATCAGCGGCGCCCACTCGGCCAAGAGTTTGAGTTTTTCGAGGATCGGGAGATTCGCGCCGTAGATGTCAACTGGCTCGGTCATGGTTTGGCTCCTTGCCTTTGAGGAACTTGATGTACTGCGGAGAAAGGGTTCGCGACTGGCTGGTCAACTTGCCCCAGTGACTCGGGGGCGGCTCGGGGACTTTATTCATGAGCGGCGGCGTGTCGTCGCCGTACTTGACGCCCGAGATGTACCCCTGGTCACTGCTCATGCGCGGCGTACTGAATCACCGAATAGGCGTCCTGAAAGACGCAGGTGGTGATTTCCTCGATTTCCGCCTTCGTGAGTTTGCGGTCGAACTTCCACAACTCGTCCTCAATCTCTTGATCGTGGATCTTGAGGAAGAGACGAGCCTCTTTTCCGGCCAGCACAAGACGCAGTTCGGCTGTCATCGTTGTGTGGCTCCGTCGCATTATTCATTCTAGCGAATATGCCGGCGCCGAGACGGCATTCCCGCTCGGCCTCCGACCATCCAGCCCGGATGCCAGCCGCCGCCATCCGGATCTGCTCGGGCGTCGGAATGAAGACGAGAGGCTCGACGCGGTCCTCCAGGCCCAGCGACTTGGCGTAGGCCAGCAGATCTGCAGCCGCCATGCCCATTTCGTCGCAGACCTCCTCGAACGACAGGTCGCTGTACGACCACAGTCGCCGTAGTTTCCGCTTCTGGTTGGCCAGTTCCTTGTTGGCCTCGATCTCCTCTGGCGACTTACGCCGAGACGGCATTGGGAATCACGGCGGCGTACCGGCACCCCGGATTGAGGTACATCTGAAAACCAGCCTGTTTCATGGTCTTGTGCAGGGAAACGTGTTCGCAGTCGCCGCCGACGTATTCGACGCCCTCGGCCAGAAACGACTCCCGGCGGTAGACCGCCAGACCGCCGAACGCGGAGTTCATCGGGATGGGGTCGCTGCCGACCGGCGGCAGAAGGGCATGAAACCACTTGTGGTCGCGGCGGTCCTCCCACCAGTTGAGCCTCGCCGCCCAAGCGTCGTACTGCGCGATCATCAGTTCGCCTTCGCCATTGACTTCTGCGAACAGCGACAGGCTGGCCATTCCGGCCGGAACCTTGCGAGAGTCGCTCATGTAATGCGACAGCCAGCCGACACTATTGAGCAGCCCGCTCGGGGAAAATCCGCCCATTGGGTCGGCATCCAGGACGGCAAAAAATCCGAAGTCGCCGGCATTGCTCGCGGCCCAGGCCCGGCAGCGGTTGCGGTACTCGGCCAGAGCGATCGTCCGGTCCTCCTCGAAGCCGCGCAGGTCGGGCCGGCCCAGCGACGCGTGTTCCACAGTCATCCAGGAGCGGCTGGCGGCGAACTCGTCGAGAAAGCGGTCGGTGCCGTCAGTGGAATCGTTCTCGTAGACGTAATACTTAAACTCGCCGAACGCCGGCACGACTTGCTCTAGAAGTTCGAGCGTGTTCGGCAGGTGCGGCATCGCGTTGCGGGCGATGGACAGCACACAAATTCTCGAGTCCGCCGCGACAGCGCGGCCCGTGGCCACGAACTCGTCGTACCGATTCTGGTAGGCCGGCTCGATGTGCCAAAAGTCATCGGGCTTCATTGACGAGGATCCAGAGGTGATTGGGGTGGGCGCCTTGGTGCGGGTGATTGACGATCTGCAACTCTTCGTGCCCCAGCCTGCGGACGGCCGCGCCCACGGCTTGGCGGTTGTCGTGGACTTCGATGAGCCAGCGAGTGTTCGCGAACAAGGACGGCGTGGCACTATTGAGCGCGAGATGCTCGGCCCCCTCGATGTCGAGTTTCACGAAGTCGATCTCGTCGTGCCCAAACAGGCTGCGGGCCGTGTCCAGAACGCCGTCCATCGTCATGGCGTTGGCGGCGATCCTGCCGCACACGCCCACGGCCCGCTGGTCGGCGCCGCCGATCGGATGCTCAGGCAAGATCGACGACTGGTCAGGCGTGTCACGCAAAAAGAACTCCACGGTGCCGTCCTGCATCGCGCAGGCGGCCTCGATGAGCGTGACGTTGGGCGGCAACTGGCCGCGTAGATCTTGGGCGGCCCGCGGGTCCGGCTCCAGGGCTAGAACATGGTCGAATCGCTCGGCCAGCCAGCGAGTCCACTCGCCTTTGTTCGCGCCGATGTCGACGGCCACGCGGCACGGGCCTCGCAGCAGGCTTTTCATCAGCGGGTCCAGGAAAGCCTCTTCCATCAAACGCACTCCTCTAAGAACTTGCGGGCATCCCGCTCCGAGAAAATCACAGCACAGGGGCATCCGGCGGCGGCGAGTTCCTTCATGCGCCGCACCTGGATCGGGCTAGGCTCGTTTCCTGGCACCTTCGCCTCCATCCACACGGCCCGGCCGCCCTTGATGCACAACAGATCGGGCAGGCCGGCCATCTGGTAGGCGTTGCCGTGAATCTTGACGGCAAACCACCCCAGCGACTTGGCTGTAGCGATGGCCTTGGCGACGATCGTGCGCTCCAACATGAAGCGCTAGTGTGTGGCCCGGTAGCCAATCTGTCAACATGAAAAAGACATGGTAGTGCGGTCAAACCGGGCGTACTGGGGAGGTTGCCAGCGGCCCTGCCCGCCGACGAGGCGCCGGGCCTCTTCGGCCGGCGACCACTTGCGGCGCACCTCGGCCGACCGCTCGGCGATTTCTTCAGCCGTGGGGTCGACCATCGGCGGCCGGGTGCGCTGCTGCTTTCGCGGCGGCAGGCCGTACTTTTTCCGCAGGTGCCAGAGGTGGCCGCGGGCGACGCCGATCATGGCCGCCAATTCCTCGTTCTTGAGGTCGGAGTGCCAGAGTTTGAACAAAAGGGGCGTGTCAATGATCTTGCGCATCATTCCTCCGGTTTAGCGAGTCTGCCATCCTGCGGACCTCGTCCCTGCTGAACACTGCGAACAACTGGCCTACCTCAAAGAACCCGTCCCGCTGCTTGCATCGCAGGTCAATCGCGATCTCCTCCCCTTGCGTCTCGGCGGCAACGAGTTGCTCGTAATACTCTTTTGAGTTGCCGCATTCGATGTCCCACAGCGGCCAGAACGTGAAATCGTTCGCGCCGTGTATCGAATCTCCCTTGATGCACAACTCGCCAAACATTTGCGGGCGGTACTTTGCAAATACAGTTCCCTCCGGCATGGCGAGAAACTGCTGAAGTCCAATGATTCTCATGCGGCACCGGCGTCGTCTGGCAGTAGTTTTGTAAGCGTTCGCGTTCGGTGGCTACTCTTCCTGCCACCCATTGTTGATGTACGCCAGCACGGCCCGGAACGCCGCCACCTCGCCAGCCGTCCGTGCGGCCTCTGCCGTCAATGCTTCGCCGCCCGCCTTCCCGATGAGGCCGATGGTGTCCAGCCGCGTCTCCCGCTTCTCAATCTGCCACCGCAGCCAATCGGTGAACTCGGCGTTCTTGCGGCCTATGAACTCGCCCATGAATCTCGCGGAGTCAACGTGCGCCGCGATGGCGTTGTCTCGCCGTTTGATTGCGTCGTAGATCATCTGTCCTCCTACTGCGCGGAAATGGGGTGATCGACTTCAGTCACGCGAAGACTACCTCAATTCGAGTGATCGGCCACTCGATCTCAAATCGGTGCGGTGCGCCGAGTCGCGTAACGTCGATGGCGTCGCATTGCTGCGTGACCATGACGCCGATAGGCAATAGCCCGGCGGACCTCTTTTCTGCGATGCCGTCGAGCGGGCTGCGCGGCCCCTTCGGGGCGTGGCGATACGTCACACGAAGGCGGCGATAACTGCCGACCGCCATTTCTTGGTCGATCGACTCGACGCGGCACTCCTTGAGGGCAGCCATGAGAGCAGCCTGCTCGCGGATGGGCTTCGCCCTCGCGAACCCTGACGGCAGCGCCTTCGGCGCCGATGCCGCCGCCACGAAAGCGACGAGCGTTCCGACGAAGCCTCGGCGTGTGGTTTTCATAGCCCCAGCACCTTTCGCTCTGCCGGCGTCAACTTCGCCAGCGCCTTCTCCTTGGCGACGGCTCGCTTTTTCGCCGCGGCCTCGCGCTTCTTCCGCTTGGCGTCGGCTACCTTGTGGTCCCTGGCCCAGACTTGGAGTTCCAGCGAGTACCCAGTCAGGTCGCCCTCAAGTTCGATGTTGGCGATTCGGTCGCACAGTTCTTGAGTCAACGCGTCGGCCAGACGACGGTCGGCCTTGTTGTAGGCCCGGTTGTCATAGCCGTCCCAGCCGCCGGACTGCGGGTCGGGTGGGCCTTTGAAGTCCAACTCGTCGAGCAGGAGGTACATGCGGCTGCACTCGACCTCCAACTGCGTGGATTCTAGATGGTCACTGTTGCACGGCATGGCCTTCACTCCCGTGCTGAACGCCCAGCCGATACGCCACCATCTTGTCGTTGATGAGCGAGAGTTCGCGCAGTTTGGCGTAGTCGCCGAGGCAGGCGTTCAATGTTCTCACCGCCGTGTCCAACTCCTCCCGCAGCCGCACAATCTCGTCCGCCGCCGCGTGAAGCAGCGACGATCTGTCAACGGCCCGGCACTCGCGGACGCTCTGCCGCAGCGAGTCAACGATGTCCGTCATCTTGTGGCCTTTCCAGAAAAGTCGCCGGCGCAGTCCATCTATCACTGCGACATACCGCAACCGCAAGAGCGACCCCAGCCGCGAAGCACAGCGCGAAAAGCGCGAGTTCCGCCCTGTCAACGACTCTCATGCGGTTGCGGTACTCCTCTTCACTCAACATCGGCGTCGTCGATGATCCCGAGAATCTCCTCGGCCAGACGAATCTCGCCGTCATCCGAGTCCGAATGATCGAGCGCCGCGTGGCAGGCCCGCTGGATGCGGTGCATCAGCGTGAGCAACGTCTCGCCGCTCATGGCGGCATTGAACTCCTCGACCTCGTCCGGGATCTGGAACGTGAGCGTGGCGCGCATCATTTACCTTTCTTTTTGGCCTTGGCGGCAATATCGAGGGCGATCGCAACGGCCTGCTTCTGCGGCCGCCCTTCCTTCTTCAGGGTCTTGATGTTCTGGCTGACGGTTTTGTGGCTATAGCCCTTCTTCATCGGCATCGTCGCCCTCCAGTTTGTGTCTGACATACCGCACGACCGCCGTGTCGAAGGCCGAAAAGGCTTCGTCGAGCATATGGGCGGCAAACACAACGCCGGCCGCGCTTCTGTCCTTGGACACCGAGGTGGCCGCGGCCGAAAAGGCAGCGCGCATGCTCTCGATGGCTATGCGCAGGCCGGTCAGTGTGTCGAGATCTAGATCATCAACCATTCGCCGGACTCGTTTCGTTGGAAAATCATCGGAAGCAGGCCGATGCTTTTGGCGATCAGCAGCATGGCTGGGTGGAACACGGCGATGACGTCAGAAGGAAAAACCCTTCGTGCCTTCAGGCCGGCCGACGCAAACGCCGCAATGCCGTGTCGGCGGAACCCTGGCGCAACAAAACTCTCCAACGTCTGCAGCGACAGCGTTGCCGACATATCCCAGGTTTCGGACCTCGCCCAGCCGAGCAGTTCATTGCCGTCCTTGACGATGGCGATGTGCCCCGGACGCTCGCCGGCCTGAAGTTTCCGCTGAAACACGCTGTCGTGCTTCGTCAGCCGCTGCTCGATGTCGCGCAGGTCGGCCGCAGAAAGGTCGGCAAGTTTGAGGACGGTGCAGTTCATCGTGACGCCGCGATCTCCGCGTACTCTGGGTTCAGTTCAATTCCGACGCCGCGTCGGCCCATGTGGTCTGCAACTGCACAAACCGTGCCGGAGCCTGCGAAAATGTCGAGGACCGTGTCGCCCGGCTGGCTCGACACGCCGACGATTCGTCGGACCAACTCCTCGGGCAGTTGCGTGGGGACGCCCTTCACACGCTCTTTGAACGTCCCGCACACGCGGCTGATCGTCCACACGTCGCCCATGATCTTGCCGCCGGCCGCCGCCCGCTTGTCGCCGTACTTGATCTGCCGATCCGACGGCACCGTGACGGCGGCCTTGTTGAACGTGAAGTTCTTGGGGTCCTTGACGGCGTAGAAAATCGGCCGGCTTGTGCGGCCGAACTTGTTGTGGCAGTAGACGCCGAACGTCTCATGCCATGTGATCCGGTTGCGGATCGTGAACCCGGCCGCCCGGATGCCCAGGTCGATCTCGGCCCCGTACTCCTGGCCGCTGATGATCCAGAGCGAGCCAGTAGGCGACAGGATCCGGTGGCACTGGGCGATCCACTCCAGGCACCACTCCGCGTAGTCGCTGCGGAGATCGGCCTTCCGGCCGCTGCCGTAGTCGACGCCGATGTTGTAGGGCGGGTCTGTCAGGACGAGGTCGGCGACGCCGTCCGCCATCCCCCGCATGACTTCGAGGCAGTCGCCCGTGATGATGTTCACGCCGGCCACCCTCCAAGAAATACGCCGCAGCCCGGATCCCACTCCGGAATGGGCAGCCAGAAGTCGATGGCCCGAACGTCTCCCATTTCGCCGACCGTCGCTTGATCCTGCAGGTACGAGTACCAGACCCCATCGCGGAGCCAGCCGGCGAACTTGCGGTACATCCCGGTTGCCGGAATGATCTGGCCGACGACGACGGTCTGCATTTCGTTAGGCATTTGCTCCGCGATCGGAATCCACACTGACCGTGAGTCCCATCTTGTGCTTTTTGTGCATGATGGCCGACAGGCTTCGTCCGAGCAGGGTTGCGATGTGTTTCTCGGTAGCCCCGGAGGCGACGAGGTCTCGCAGCCGTTGCTCGTCAGCGTCGGACCAACGACGCCGGCCGTTGGCGGCGGCGGCGCGATACTCTGCCCGCAGGTTGTGTCGTTTTTCATATTGCGGCGTCCCTTTCCGTCTGGCGGCGAGGCACCGCTCGCGACCATGCTCCGAGTTGTAGTACCGCTTCCACGCCTCTCGCCCCGCGGGCGACTTGTACCAGCGGATCATCGACTCCCTGGCTGTGGAGCCTTTGATGGCCCGCATCGCTCGCTGTCGCTCTGCTTTATTCATCGAACCATGTCGTGTACGGAAGGATCGTCAGGTAGGTGACTGCGCCGGCCAGCACCATCAGCGTGGCGACGTTCAGCCAGATATGCAGCATGAGATTTGCCTCGCCAATTTCTCGCACTCTCCCATGACGTATTGCTCGCTACGCGGGACGCCGCCGAGATCTGGAATCGCCGGAATGAAGTCGCCGGCGTGGCCAGTGTCGAAGCCGATCCACCAGCCGTCCGGCGCGTCGTCTTCGTTCGGCAGTGAGTCCTCGGAGAACGTGCAGCCGCCGTGGACTTCGAGGTTGAGGTCAAAGTAGTGAACCCCGAACAGCGGGTGCGACTCGTCCTCGATGCAGACGTAGCCGTTGAGTTGGCCAAGCGGCCCCTTCAGAACGGCGCACTGCAGGCCGTGGCACTCGAAGAGTTTCATTTCTTGCCCACCAGGAGTTCTTCCCTGTACACGCCGACATCCGGCGGGGCCTTGATGCCAACGCGGACGGATCCGTTTGGCAGGACTTTCACGATGGCGACCTCGATCCCCTTGCCGGGGATGAGGACTTTCTCGCCCACTTTCCTTGTCACAACGAGCATGGCTGACTCCGTTCAGCGTTATGTGCTGGCGTAGCCTACAGAGGCCACCCAGGACTTGCAAGCGTCTTTTACGGCCGCGCTTTTGTGCTTCTCGGCACACCATCGGATATACGCAACCCCCTGCGTCGTTTCCGATACCTGTGCAACTGTCATGCCGGAGTACCGGCCGTCGAAAAAAACGAAGTCCGTGCTGGCCTGGACGGCGTCGCGGATAGCCGGCCGGCGGAGTTTGAGGCCGCAGAAGCAGCACTCGATGAGCCACTCGCCGCGGAAGTCGTCCAAAATGTCAAAATAGGCACCCCCGCAGTCGCAGGTGTAGTCCCCTTCGGACCAGCCGATGATCTCCAGCGACGGCAGGTTTTGGGCTGTTTCTGCAGCCTCCGGCGTGGCCGGCGGGGCCGCCTTCTTGGACTGCCGCTTCTTCTTTTTGTCGGGGACCTCCTCCGGGGAGGTGTCAAACAGAAGGTTCATAGTTTGATGTTCATCCGGTAGTCCACCGGCTCCGAGGACACGATCAACTCGCGACGCGCCCTGGTGACTCCGACGTACTCGATTCGACGCTCCTCGTCGTGCTGGTCGCGGTCGGCCCGCTGGGCCTCGTCGATGCGGCGGGTGGTGTTCGTCGAGAGAACGACAACGTCGGCCTCCATGCCTTTGGCGGCGTGAATCGTCCCCAGGCGAATCTGTGGCCGGGTCGCCAATTCGGCACCCCATTTGACGGCCGAGTTGCGCCACCGCTCGCCGCCGGTGACAAGGTCTCCCCAGGTCCCGCCGACGACGCGGTCGATCATGCCTTGGGTCATGCCGGTGTCGCCGAGGTCGCCCGGAAAAACAACGTCCCAGCGGCGAATAGTGAGTTCGTTCTGCCACAGGGTCTTCGTGCCACGCTCCAGCAGCGCCCCGTCCTTGCCGCGGGCCGGCAGTTCCTGGATGGCACAGGCGAAGTCGTCGCCGGACACCGGCTCGCCGTGTTCGAGGTCCCAGAGTGCCCGGATGCCCCGCAGGGCAGCGGTATTGTCCTTGGACTTGAGTTTGGCGAACGGCATCTTGCGTTTCCGGAGCATCTCGGCCCAGTCGTCGAGCGTGAAATTGCAGCGGGCAAGGATCAGCGTGGGCTGCGTCGGGTCGATCGCCGGCACGACGGACGACGGGCCGCCGCCGCGGGAGATCTTGCCGTCATGGTCGGCCGGGGCCACGCCGCGGTCGAAATACCCTTCGTGCATCTGACGCAGGCACCGCTCTCCGAGGGAAAGAATCGGCGCCGGGCACCGGTAGGACTTGGGCATGACGCGGGTCTTGTCGGCCGGCCACTCCAGGAAGTGCCGGGCGTCGGAGCCGCCGAACGAGAAGATCGCCTGGAACGGGTCGCCGGCGATGTACACCCAGCGGACCTCCGGGCCGGCCGCCAGCCGCTTGCACACGCGGTCAACGAGGGCCGAGGCGTCCTGGGCCTCGTCGAAGATCCACGCCTTGACGCCGAGCGGCAGTTCCCCCTCCGGCTCGACTTCGTAGAGGCCGTCGGCCTCGAAGTGGATCCCGGCGTAGCGGGCCAGCAGGTCGCTGAAGTCGCACCGGCACTCCAGCCGCTTGGCCTGCTCGTACCGCTGCACGAACTGCTTGGCCTGGGCGAACGGAGGAACGTCCTGCCCAGCCCGAACCATGCGGGCGATCGTCTTCTTGAGCGGCTCGATCCGAGCGCGGCTGACCTCCCAGCAGTTCAGGGCCGTCGCGGCCGCCCTGTCTCCAGCATACACGGCGTAGCCGCTGTCGTCGTCGATGATCGTCCGGATGTCGACCTTCAGGGCATCGGCCAGCCAGAGTTGGCTGGCCTTGGTGTCGTCGATCAGTTGCCCCCTGGCCACCGCCAGTTGCTTGTGGGCGACGCCGTGGCAGGTCTTGAACCACCCGTCCCTGGCGAGGATCTCCGGGGGGATCCCCCATGAGGCACTGGCCCGAGCGACGGCCTCGGCGCGGGCGGCCCGAGTGAACGAGGCGAACCCGAGCGCAAAAGGACTGCCGCCGAGGGCTTTCTTGGCACCGTCCATGACCTGCAGAAGTTCCGTAGTCTTCCCAGACCCCGCAGACCCAATCAGTTTTGCGACCTTTTCTGCCATGTTCCACTTTCCAGAATTTGGATTTTGGGATTTGTGGTATGTCGTATCTCGTTGCTGTGCAACGAGATACGACGACAAAAACCACTTAACCGGTTTTCCGCGCACTTTCGGCGCTGCTCACCCTCGTTTCCCCAGTATTAACTAGGGAATCGCCAGCCGCGATCTTCTCCAGCGCCCGGATGTGCTTGCCGGTGAACCGGATGTAGCGGCGGGTCGAGCCGCCGTCGCCCGTGTAGCGGCCAACAGGGAACGATTTCTCGCCCGTGGCGGCCAGCAGCATCTTCTTGATCTTGAGTTTGTCGCCCTCCTCCAGACGCCGCTGGCGGCGGTCTACGTCCTCCCAGACGCGGGACCAGCCGAACCACAGTTCCCAGACCCCGTCCTTGCTGCGGACCCAGGAGGGCCTCCCAGAGGCGTCAGGCTCGCCGTCCTCCTCTTCCTCCTCGCCCGGCTCCGGCGTCATGCAGAGAACGTCGAGCATCCAGCCGGCGACGGCGGCGTACCGCAGGTTCTCGGCTGTGGCCTCCTCCTGGACGGCCTCGTCCATGAGTTTGGCCTTGAGGCCCCGGACGGCCGGCTGGCCGGCCCGCGGCCCCTTGGTCTTGGCCGCCGAGCCGCACCAGATGACGCCCCACTCCTCCGGGACGGCGTCCAGGATGACCGTGTGGGTCGACTCCAGGACGGCGCAGGCCACCTTGGCCGCCGACCGGTAGGTCTCCGCGTCCATGATGACGTCGACCATCTTGGTCTCGCCCTTCGAGAACACGGGGATCGACAGGATGAACGTCACCGGGTCGTTGTGGACGACCTTCAGCCGCCACCGGCCTGGGAACCACTCGCCGTCGCGGTACTCCAGGCCGTTGAGCGTGAACGGGCAGTCCACCGGCTCGTCGGACTCGGCCGGCTCGTCGATGCCGCCCGACTCGATGCGTTCTTCGAGCCGCTTCTTCAGGAACTCGGGGCCGCCGCCTTCGGCCCTGACCTTGATGGCCCAGCGGATCTGCCCTCGCCAGATGTTCTCGACCTCGATGTCGGGCAGCGGCGGGACGCACTGCATCATGTTCACGGCCCTGGACTCGATCAGCGTCTCCTGCTGTTCCTGCGGGTCGTGCGGATCCAGCATCCGGACGCACTTCGAGGCGATGTACCGGACCATCGTCAGGTGCCTGGATCCAGAGTCGACCTTCTTGTGGAGGATCTCGCTGGCCGGCGGCTTCATCGCCTCGTCGCGGTTCGTGGCCTTGACGATGGCCTGCATGAGTTCCGGCGGGATCTCGGCCGGCGACACCTCGTCGGGCGAGAAGCCATACTTCCACCGGTAGCGGACGCCGGAGGCGTGGATCGAGGGCGGAAACACCGACTGCGCCCCCTTGCCGCCGCCGCCGATGCGGACCTCCAGGCCGCCGACCTTGATGACGGCCTGCTCCGGCAGGCGGTCATCGAACCTGAAGATTCGATGCTCGCTGCGATGGGAGATGTAGGTCGGCGTCTCGATGAGGTGCAGGCCGAACTTCTCGGCCGTCTCCTTGCCGGCCTCGTCGTCCCACTCGATGTCAACAATGCCGGACTCGCGCCCGAGGGCGACGCCGACGTTCAGGTTCGCCGTGCCATCGAACCACTCGGCCAGTTTGGCCTCGTCGGTCGTGGCCACGGTCTGCCACCGCGAGTCGACCGGGTGCTTGCCGGGCGTCCCGCAGGCCGTGCCGTACAGGCAGGTGCAGGTTTTGCCGTCGGCCCGCAGGCCGTTGATGCGCAGGCAGCGCCATCCCATTGCCGCATACGATGCGGCTGCTTTGAAAAAGTCTTCCACAGTGCCTCCGTGCGAGAAAGAGGCGCCGCCGGGGCTTGGGCTTCCCCGGCGGCGCCGACTGGCCGACTTCTGCGGAGATGGGAGAATTGCATCCCGCAGATCAGACGACTTCCAGAGTTACGACGCCACCGCTGGCTGGGCGACCGGCCCACGAATGCGTGGGTTTGGGCCGCCGGTCCAGCCGCTGGATTACTCCTCCCCGCCGAGGTCGTCGGCTTCGACAGCCGACGAGATCGGAGGCGCGGTGAACATCGCCCGGATCGGGTCCGCGTAGACCCGCTTGGCGACCTCGCCCTGCTCCGGCGTGATGGTGCCGACGAGCCGCGGCACGATCTGGGAGTACGGCTGGCCGCCGCGACCCTTCGCCTTCACCAACTTGAGGCCGATGACGGCCTCATGCGGGAACACCGGGAGCCGCTTGAGGAACGGGGTGATGTTCCGCAGGCTCCCAGGCCCCACCGTCACCAGGATCGGCCACGTTTCGCCCTGGCGAAGAATCGCCAGAACCCGCGCCTCCTTGCACCGCTTGCCCGAGCCGCCACGGCCGCTGCCGTAGCCGAACTCCGGGCCGTTGGACAGGGAGACCCAGTCGTACTTCCGATCGCCGATCCGATACTTCTCCAGCGCCTCCGGCCGGATCGAAGTCCCGATGTCATCCGACACGCGGTAGCCGATCTGAAGATCGTTCGTCACGATCACGGGCCGCGCGTCGCTGGGGTCCTCTTCGGGCCACAGGACACCCTTCTTGCCGACACCGACGAGCAGGCCGACGATCTCGTCGGTCGTCGTGGTGTTGCCGTCCACCTCGATCGCCCACTGCGTCGCCCCGCCCAGCGGCGTCTTGACGCGCACGAGATCGGTCTCGTGCATCTGCTCGCCTTCGAGGTTCGCGGCGATGACCGCCATCTGCCGCGAATCCGGCGACAGCGCCGGATAATCAACCGTCTTCACTGACAGTTCTGCAGTAGCCATTTATGGCCTCCTGTAGCCTACTAGCCAACCGAACAAGCGTCAGCCAACCGTGACATGACGCAACTTCAACTCCGTGTACTCGCCCACCAGTCCGTCGAACGGCGTTCCGGCGGCGAACGAGGAGCCGGCCTCCCTGCCGGCTTCCTTTGCCCGCTCGACGAGCCACGACTTGAGGGTCGTGGTCGCCACCGTCGTGATCGCATCCTCGATCCCGGCGGCTCGCGCTGCCTCCAGCACCGCGTCGCGCCGATCCTTCGGCACTGACAGGTGAAGGGACTCCTCCACCCGCCAACTCCTCCCTGCGACTCGAACTCCGTCGAGCCGTTGTGTCGTCATGTCTTCCACGGCGATCTGCTCCAAACTCGCGCGACGCTTCTTCAAGTCGTCGAGTTGTGCAGATGCCGTGCCAATCTGCCGGTCGAGTTGCGTGATTTCCTCAAGCAGCCCCGACAGACTGTTTTGTTCCCCGGTAGCCTCGGATGATGGCATCTATGACCTCCTGTCTGTTCTCAAGCGCCTTGTAGACTGACCCATCGACCGTCTGGTTGCCGTCTACGGTGGCAACCAGACTGTAGAAGTGCGTTTTCTTGGTCTGGCCTGGGCGGTGCAGCCGCGCGATGGCCTGCAGGTAGTCGCTCAAACTGTGCCCGAGGCTGTAGAAGACCCCGTAGGCCGCCTGCGTGAGGTCGATGCCCACGCCACCGCTGGCTTGATTGGCGATCAACACGGTGGTCTTGCCGGCCTGCCAATCCGCCAACTCGTTCTTCTGGCCGTTGAGGACGCTTACAGTCCGGCCGGCGGCGACGCAGGCCGCGGCGGCGGCCTCGCCGTCTGCCTTGTAGCGATGAAACACGACGAGCGGCTCGGATGGGTCCAAACAGTCCAGAATATCAGCCAGCGCCGCTGCCTTGCTGGGAGTGGCGGCGATTTTCGTGGCCTGCTTCGAGCCGTCCAGGTGAACGCTGCCGCCGCACACCTCCAGCAGCCGAATGAGGTGGACGAGGACGTTGGCCGGCGTCACCTCGCCGCCCTCGACGGTGGCACAGAAGTCCTTTTCGAGGCTGCGGTACAGGGCCGCCTCCGCGTCGGACAATTCAACGTCCACTTGTTCGTGCATGATGTCGGGCAGATCCAATACGTCCTCGGAGCGTCGATGAAATGTCGTTTGTGCAATCTTCGTGCCGAACTCTTCTGTGTTTCGGTAGCCAACTACCCAGCCTGGGTATCCTGGGCGGGTTACGGCGTACCGCGACCGGAAGGCCGTAAAAGACTGCCCGAACGTCTGGCACTCGGGCGACTCGATGGCCCGGTAGACCCCGTAGGCGTCGAGCGGCGAGTGGGCGAGCAGGGTGCCGGAGAGTCCGATCCGCTTGGCCGTCGGGTTCTTCTTGCCCATGCGGGCCGCCCAGCGGCTGGTCGTGCCGCTGGCCGACTTGAGTTTGTGGCACTCGTCGTAGCAGATGGCGTCCCACTTGGTCTTTTCGAGGAGCGGGATCCGCCACGCCGATTCGTAGTTCGTGACCACGATCAGCGGCCGGGAGTCAGCCAGGGCGGCAACGACCAGTTGCTCCTTCTGCTTGGACGACCCCTTGGTGAGCAGGAGGATCCGGTGGCCTTCCAGCCACAGCCCGGCCTGCTTGCCCCAGGCCGGCACGACGGCCTTGGGGCAGCAGATGAGGACCCTGGACAGCCCCTCGGCCTTGAGGATCTCCAGGAGGCACCTGGACTTCCCGGTCCCCATCCCCATGTGCAGCAGGACGTACAGCCTGCCGGCGGCCCACGCAATCGCGTCCCGCTGATGTTGCCAGAGCATCGCTCCCTCCTTGGTGAACAGGAGGATAGCGGCGAATGGCTACCTGTCAACAAAAGAACGCGGGCGGCCGCGCTTTTTCCCGGCCTGCTCCAATTTGGAGACTTCCGCCTCCCAGGCCGCGCACGACTGCCGGGAGAAGATCCAAAGCCGGGAGGTCTGCCCCCGGCCGGACTGCAGGACGCGGCCCACGATTTTGCCCTCTTTGGCCAGCCGCGGGACCAGCGTCCAGAAGACACCTAGCATTTTTGCGGCCTCGTAGGCGCCGATGGCGTCGCCAAACGCGATCTTTGGCCTCCCCTTGGCGGCCAGCATCCGGAGGGCCGCCGGCCGGTCGGCGAGGGCCGCCCTGGGCCGCCTGGAGACCGTTCGCTTGGCGATGTAGTCCCTGTAGTCGCGTTCGCAGTCCTCCCTGGAGTAAACCGCGAACTCGCGGCCCGGCTGGCCGCACATGACCCTGGACGGGATGGTCCCGGCGTCGGCCATCTTTTTGGGCCGCGACCAATGGACGCCCATAATCGCCGCCGCTTCCCAGGCACCAATAGCCTCGTCTTTCATGGCGGTATTGTGGGCAACCTGCCCCGTCCTTGACAATTAGAGTGGAGGCGGCAACACTCTACTGACGACCACGGAGGGCCGCCGCATGAAGCGATGGATCGTCATAGTCGATTGGGTCGACGGTGAGATTGAGGACTCTGACGAAATGACCGTTTGGGCGAAGACTGCCGCCGGCGCAACCTCGAAGGCGCGTGCGGCGTGGTCCGAGACCAAAGGTGCCGAATGGCCAAATAGTCGGATCCAGAAAGTGTTTGTCGTGACTCCGAAACGACTTCGGAGCCTTGTCTGATCGCAAGGAGGTGGCATACCTACCTAATCGAGGTACCACCCAATGAAACTCATCGACTTTCTTGAGCAGATCTACATTCCGCTCAAGCAGATCTGCGGCCATACCGAAACGCTCTACAAGATCACGATCTCGGAGTTCGGCAAATCGCTGGGCCACGAACCGACGCTGGCCGACCTGGAGGAACTCAAGGTCGCGAGGTTTCTGGCCAAACGGGTCCGCGAGCGCAAGCCGGCCACGGCCGCCAAGGACCGGAGCCAGATCCGGGCGATGTGGGAACTGGCGGCACGACGCCGCATGGTGGACGTTTGGCCGACGATCGCGCTCGTTCGGGTGCCGGAGCGGGTGCCGGAGGCGTGGCTGGCCGGCGAGATGCGGATGCTCCTGGATTCGGCGTCCAAGGAAATCACGTTCTACGACGGCGTCCCAGCCAGCCTCTGGTGGCGCGCGCTCTTGCTGGTGTGCTACGACACCGGCGAACGCGTCGGATCGGTCGTCGCGCTGCGGTGGCGCGACGTGCGAGGCAAGGCGGTGCTGTACGCGGCCGAAAACCGGAAGGGCAAGCGCCGCGACATCCTGCGGTTCGTCTCCGACGAGACCGAGGAGGCGCTGGCGGCGATCCGCGGAACAAGGTCGCTCGACGACCTCGTCTTTCCATTCCCGAGAACGAAGTCGTACCTGTGGCGGCGGCTGGAGATCATCCTCAAGCGGGCGGGCCTGCCCACCGACCGAACGTGCAAGTTCCACAAGATCCGCAAGACGACGGCGTCATATGCCGAGGCCGCCGGCCTGTCGGCCCAGGCGATCCTCGATCATTCGGACCCGAAGACGACGCGAAAGTACCTCGATCCGAGGATCGTCGTGCAGAAAAGCGCGTCCGACGTCCTGCCGAAGGTCAGTTAGGCGTGACGACCCTGGCCGCGCGGATCGCCCGCGCCACGGCACGAACGTCTGGCCGGTACGCCATCCAGTTGTAGGCGTGGCCTACGGATAGGTGGCAGTCGCGGCAGAGCGAGATCAGATTCTCCGGTTCGAGTTCCGCCCCGCCGGCGTGGACAGGCGTGATGTGATGCACCTCCAGGTCGCGGGCGCGGCCGCAGGCTTGGCAGAACGGCTCCCGCCGCAGATGGGCCTCGCGGACGCTGCGCCAGCGGCCGGAGCGGCCGGCACCGAAAAGGCTCGCCGCCCAGGAGAACATGGCTACGCCTCGTCCGGCAGCAGGGCCACGGCCTCGTCCCACGGGATCACTTCGACGGCCGGGAGCAGCACGCCCTGGTCGGCCGCCTGCCACATGGCATGGAGCAGGCCGCCTTCGCCCACCTCCGTCAGGATGTCCGCACAGAGCATGAGCCGGCCGTCCGTCAGGACGCGAGGCATGGGGACGCAGTTGGGGGAGCCGTATTCGGCGTGGAGTTCCGCGAGCCGCTGGGCGAGTTGCGGCGTGAAGACCAGCGCGTGCATCCGCGCTTCTTCGATGCTGATCGGAAAAACAATGTCTGCCAGCGTCATGCTCTACCCAGCGCTGTCTGGAATGTGGTCAATGCGTTGTGAAACGATAGCGCTTGAGCGTCTGTCAGGCCGTCGCCGATGCTGTACGCCTTGAGCGCAACACCAGCGAACCACCTAGACGCTGGCGTGGCGTTCCCGTCGTTGTCGGCAAAGACATGAAAATTACGCGCTACAGAAGCCGGAGTCGTGCTGGTTGCCAAAGTAGCAGTAACCGTGCCATTGGTGATGACCTTCGCACTTGTGGACGAAGTGCGCGTCACAATCTGCGATCCGGCCAGCCCATTGTTGTCAGTAGTGACGGCGGCGTTTCCGCCGCCCCAGAAACCGTCGCCGCGCTGGGTAGCGCCGCCGCGATGATACAGGCGGTAGAGTTGGTCGCCCGCCGAGTTTCGCAGGCCGATCATCTGGCCGTCAGTGCCTGTGTGGGCAGCGCGATACGCTGACAGATGCCCCGTGGCAAGAATTTGCAACGCATCCAAAGTCAAGCCGGTGTTTAGCCACTTCGCGTTTGTGACGAATGGTGTCAGCCCGCCGCTCGCGCCTGTTTCTGTATAGTCGGAACTGACGAAGTTGTTGTTGGTGTCTGTTTCGCCGCCGAGCGGGTACGGATCGTACTCCGACGCCGAGGAGGCCGTTTCGCACTGTACTCCCCACACCAAGATGGCCTCGCTGCCGGTCGGGTTGTACGATGAGCCGTCGCCAACGTCGATGCGGATAGCCATGTTGCCGCCGAAACTGTTCGTAACGGTGATGGCAAGCCTCCACCACCCGTTGCCGGCGTTGGTTGCCACGGCAGTCAGGCCAGTGGAGAAACTGCTGATCGCACCTGTTGTGAGATTGATGGTCCCCCACGCCACGCTGCTGCCGCCGGGGAACGTCATTCCACTGCTGCCGCTGAGAAGAATCCTCGCCGAGTTCCTTCCGGCCGCCTTGATGTAGGCCGACACTGTGATTGTGCCGTAGCCTAAATTGTTGGCCGTGCTAACGATGTGCGGGGTCACGCCCGTCGCTGCGTTGGCAGTGACGATATTGGCGTAAGGCCCAGCGGCAAACGGACGCTCCGTTGTCGATAGAGTCGCTGTGACTCCGCTCTTAGACCACCCAGAGGTGGTCATGTTGTCGCCGTATAGTTGCCGATTGCGGCCGGCATAGACCTGCCAGTTTTGGTACAGGGGGACGAGGCAGGCAGGCAGGCCGGTGCCGCAGAAGAGATTCAGACGGTAGAAGCGGTCGCGGATTCCGGCAGCGTCGATGGCATCGCAGAACGCATTGACTGCCGCCGCCGTGCTGTTGCTGACTGTTCCGCCGTTTCCGTAAACGCGGTTGATCCAACTCTGCGCGTCGGCGTTGCTGACTTGGGGCGGCAGCGAGATGCCCCACTTGGCCCCCAAGTACCGCGTCACGCGGCCGAGTTCTGCGGCAGACAGTTCGCGGTCATAGTAGGCCAACTCTGCGATGCCGCCGTTGAGCGGATATACGCCAGACCCAAGATTGAACAGGTGCATCAGATAACTGCCTGACAGTTGCACCGAATAATTCTGCGAGGTTCCGCGAACTCCGCTGGCATAGGCAGTGATGGAGCCAGAGTTCAAAACCGTCGCGCCTATGCCCCAAGTGCCAACCGGATATGAGGCAAGGCTGGTTGTCTCTGAAGCCGCCGATCCGTGGATGGTCCCGCGCAGGGTGACTACAGGTGATCCCTGTATCGCCGCGCGCGGGCCGTTGTTGATAGTGCCGCGCTGATAAATACCTTGGTTGAGTGCCGATCCGCGAAACACAAAGACTGCCGTGTTGGCGGCGGTGTAGTCCCACGCCGGAACGGACATGGCCTGCGAGCCGACAGTGCGGAGCGTGGATCTCCCGTTGAGGTCGCCTGTGGTGAATGTCGGCCTGCTCGCTGCCGTGCTTTGCGTGGCGTGTCGCCCTCTGCCGGACTTGTCGCCCCAATAGCCGGCTAAAAGACTGCCTGCTGGCGTTGCCTGTACATGAACACCAGTGATCCCCCACTTTGCGGCGAGGTAGGCTTCGACGCGGGCGCGGTCGGACGTTGAGAGTGCAGAATCAAAGACGACAATCTCGGCTATGTAGCCGTTGAGATGATTGCCGGTGTTTGTCCTGTACGAGCCGATTGCCGTCTGTGTGCTGCCGGTTGTAAGCGACCCAGATGCCGCGTCGGCGTCTGCCAGCAAACCAGACTGAAAAATGGACGATGCCCCGGCTTGCACTCGTCCTGTCACAAGCGTCGGTGATGTCCCTTGAGGCGTGTCGGAGAAGTTGGAATATCCAAAAGTCCGAAAAGAGCCGTTGTGAATGACAAGGCGAGGCGACGAATCATCGGCCGGCTGGAGGCCGCTTGATATGATGCCGCCGTACTGCCCAGAGTTGTATTTGAATACCGACAGAATGGTGACGTTCGGCACTTGCAGGAAACCGCTAGCAATAAGCATCTGATCGTCCGTGCCGTCGAACGTCACAACGCTTCTGCCATTGAGTCCACCGGCAGTCAGAGTCGGCCTTGCCCCCCCGCTTGCGGTGGCGTGGCGATTGTTTCCGCTCTTGTCGTTCCACTGGCTCACCAGCCCGCCATCCTGCGTGATGCTGGCCGCATCGCTCGCGTCATACCACCCCACGCATCCGCTGATGTCCGTTGGCGCCGTCACCGCGGTGACCGGCCCCGCGTCCGTAGTGTAGAGCGTCGAAGCGTCAGACCCGTCCAGCCACAGGGCGAGGCCAGAGATGGACTTCGGCGTGAACGCGCTGCCGGGCCGCAGGGTGCGAGGATTCATCCCCATGTCAGTTCCTCGCCTTCTCTTCGACGACCGTCTTCACGAACTGATGCAACTCGCGTTGGCCGTGCGAGAGTTCCTGAAGTGTCTCGGCCTGCTGCCGCTGCACTTGACCGATCTCCTTGAGCGTTTCGGCCGTCGTGTCCAGGAACTCGACATGGGACTTGACCATCGGCTCGACGACCGTGCCGTGCAGGGCAATTGCGGCCTCGCGGCCGAAGAACATCACGATCGCCAGAATGACGCACGGCACGCCGAAGCGGTCGGCAATGCGAAGAAACGTGTCCAGGACGCTCTGCTTGATCTCCTCCGTCGTCACAGCCCCGCCCTCGTCAGGTCTTGAGGAGGACGACGCAGGAGACGGCCGTGCCGGCGGCCTGCCCGGCGACGAGTTTGATCGCACCGACGCCGTAGGCGGCGTCCGGCAGGGCGTAGACGCGGGCCTCGGTGGCTGACTGGGCCAGCGTGATGTCGGCCGCGCTGCCGCCAGCGTCATAGACGCGGCCAAAGGTGCCGTCCGTCGTGCCGCTGGCCCACAACTGGATCGTCGTGGCCGCCGTGGCTCCGGTCCCCAGGAGGATCGCCCCGCCGGCAATGTCGTCCCAGCGAATCGTGGTGGCCGCCGCGGTCGCCGTGGACAGCGTGACGTTGAGAGCCTTGAACTTCCGCCGAATCTTCGGTTCCACTCTGCACCTCCTTGTGCGTTGCGGGCCTCTATGGGCCTCACGGGGCGTGCTACAGGGGCTATACCGCTATTGTAACGCCCTGTAGCCTGCGAATCGCGGCATCGACGGCGGTCCAGAGGCCCAGGATGCCCGCGGCGTTGACGATCTCGTCGTCGACGTACTCGCTGGGGATGCCACGCTCGCTCTCGTGGCTGGCCGTGTCTCCGTCCAGGACGCCGAAGCCGGGCCGCACCACCCGCCACACGACGCCCCCGCGGGCCTTGATGGCCGCCGCCTCGTTGGGGAAACGGACGTCAGTCAGGCAGTAGTCGAACTCTGGGCTGGCTTCGATCTTCTGCATCGTCGCCATAACCCAGATTTCGGGGTGGATCATGTTCCGGCCCCAGTCGGTGCCGAGGGTCTGGAGGAGTTTCCTGGGCGAGCAACTGATCCACCCCAGCGTGTTCTCCTTCCGAGAGCGGTCCTGCAACTGCTCGACCGTCAGCCCGGTGATCGCCGACACGGCGGCATAGAGCGGATCGGCAAACGCCAGCGGCACGAACTTGTGTTCGAGGCACAGCCGCTCCGCGACCGTGTTCTTCCCCGCCCCGGCCGCCCCGCAGAGTCCAATGATCACAGTTCCATCTCCTCGCCGTCGAATCGGATCGTCACCCCCAGCGGCTCCGCGAGCCACCGCATCGACACGTTCGCCTCGCGGAGCATGGCCTCGGCCTTGACGATGCTCGCCGTCCACCGCTCCGGCGTGGCCGCCCGCGGCCGGACATGGCCGACGACCTCGGATACGCCGGCCATGATGATCGCCCTGGCGCAGTCCATGCAGGCAAACCAGGGGCAGTAGAGCGTCGCCCCCAGAGTCGGCGTCCCAACGCGCGCGGCGTTGTAGATCGCGGCCCGCTCCGCGTGTTCGATGTACTGATACTTCTCCGGCCGCGCGAGCCGATCTGGAGCAGCCCACACGCCGCGCGGCACTCGATTGACGCCGATGCAGACGTAGGCGGCGGCCTTCGGCACCAGCACGGCGCCGTTCTGGGTGTGCGGGTCGTCGCTGCCGGCGGCCGCCTCCTGGCAGGCGATGCGGAGCCAATCGGCCGGCGTATTGTGGGACAGCGTAGCCATTCAGTCGGCCCCCGCAACGTGCATGGACACCAGCCCGCCCTCGGGCCGATAGACGAACGTCTCCATCGCCCGCCGCGACCCGATGAAGCCGTTCTCCGAGTGCCAGTCGTCCGGCGGGCAGAGGGCCGGGGCCGTCCGCACGATGACGCCGTCGATCGTCTCGATGGGTCGCTGCCACTCCGCGGCCTGGGAGTGGTAGTGGCCGGTGTGCCACTCGCGGCAGACCGCGTGGCTCCAGTGCCGCGGCTGCTCCAGCGCCATGATCTGCCCCAACTTCCGCTTGGCCTTGTGGCCGTGGGCGAAGCCCAGCAGGTTCTTGCCGTGCGTGGCGTACTGCCGGCCGGTCCACGCCTCCGACACGGCGACGCGGCCGTCGTTGCGAAACCGTTCCAGCAGCACGCGCTGAAAGGCCCAACTTAAGGTTTCGTCATGGTTCCCGTTGACGACGAGAACGTCCGTCGGCGCCTTCTCGGCCGACCGCTCGACGATCTCCAGCAGGCAGTCCCAGCCGACCTGCAGCATCTTCTGCAGGCGGCCGTCCCGCTCCAGTTGCGTCCCCGAGGTCGTCTGGCCGCGCGGGTTGTCGTAGTGCAGCAAGTCACCGAGGAACGCGATCGTTCTCCTGGCCGGCTTCATGGCGTCGCCGACGGCGAGGAGTTCGCCAGACGCCCGCCGCACGGCCTTCTCGGCGATGTGAAGGTCGTAGTTGCCGCCGCCGGTCGTACCGTGGTAGGCGTAGTTCCCGAAGTGAACGTCCGACACGACGACCACCTGCCAGAGGCCGCTTCTCTTGGCCGGCTTCGCGACGCCCTTGCGACGCAGATCTTTGGAGGCCGCCGCAATCATCGCCTCGACGCACTCGCGGACGCCCGGACCGGCCTTCGGCTTGAGCCGGACGAAGACGCGATGGAGTTCGAGGGCGCCCCCGGACCCGTCGCCGCACTCCCATTTCGTGGCCTCGCTCGCCGCCACCTCGTACCGCGTCATGTCGGCTTCGATGTGCCGCAGCAAGTCCTCGACGGTCTTGATCCGCCGAGACGTTGACTTTGCCTCCAGCGTGTCGCCGTCCTGCCGCTGCGTCACCTGCTCGGCGTCAGCGGCCGGCGTCTCTGCCGGCAGCGACGAGATGATCGCGGCCTTCAGCCCTTTTGCAGCCATGCCTCGACTCCGTAGTGACCGATCGAGCAGATGCCACGCTCTCGTAGGTGCCGTGAAATCGCCCTTGCGAGCGTGCGACGCCGCGCCTTGATGGCGCCGGAGCGATACTGCCGCTTGATCTCTTCTAGTTCCGCCTTGGCATCCGCCGAGATCCTGTCCATCCAGTAGCCGACGCCGCTGTGCGTCATCGGCAGATCTGCGACGACGGCGTCAAGGAGACTTCGACTCGTCGAGCCTGTACCCGAGGCTCCACAGGACCCTGGTGATGTCGCGGGCGGCTTCGGTGACGTGTTCTTCGCTGGCCGTGGGGAACGAGACATGGATGCACTCATGCAGAATCGTCTCCATGCGGGCGCGGCCCTTGAGCCGCTCGTCGATCAGAATCTTCCGCTTCATCCGCGGGTTCTTGGCGTCCGGCAGATAGGCCCAGCCGGCGGCGTCTCCGCGCAGCCGCGTGAACCGGAGGAGCCAGCGCACGCCGTGGATCGTGAAGTGGTGGTCGCCGGGCATGGATATATGGTGCCAAGTAGCCTATTCGTTGTCCACGCCAATTCCCAGGTATTTGGCGCCCAGTTGGTTCAGCGCCTCCTGCCGCTGGGGGCACGCGCACGGCCTCCCAAGCACCGCAGACACCCTTTCCTTCGTGACCCCGACGGCTTCCAGCCCGGCAGCGACGATGTCCCCCAGGCCGGCATTGCACTGCCGCTTGTGTCCGCGGCCCTCGGGCGGGAGCGGCCGCCGGCAGATGACGCATCGGGTGCTGTTATAGATGCAGTGTTTCATTTCTCGAACCGGAGCGTCACGGTCGGAAAGCCGCAGCGGCGGACTCTGGTGAAATCGTAGTATGTCGAAAAGTTCGTCCAGCATCCAGCCTGGACTTCGACATCGTACTCATCGCCGACCTCGTATTCTTTTGCCGCCGGCTTGTAGCGAAGCAACTCCCAGCCGGCCTCCTCGCTGACCTCTCCGTCGCACTCAACATCCGGCAGCGGCGTCTCGGTGACTGTGATGACGCGATTGAAATACCGCCCACCAGAGACGATGGATATAGTCTCTAGTTCCGTGCGCTGCTTGTAGTACGCGCCGGCGGCGTTCACCGTCACCGACGATGCCTGTCCGGTGTCGTCGTAGAACGCTCCCGCATTGCCGAGTTGAACGCCAGTGATCACGCCGTCTTGATCGGCCGTGATCGTCGCGTAGGCATATGAATCATCCTGGTCGCCACCAGAGAAGACAATCTCCGCGCCGTCGGCGTAGCCAGTTCCGGCAGAGACGATGGAGATCGAGAGGATCGACCATACGTTGAGGTACGCGATGTACTCCAGCGTCACCGTGAGTTGCGCGCCCGATCCGCCAGAAACCGTCGCCGTGACTGTCGGCTCCTCCAGCACGGTGTTGATGACAAGATCGGCCGCCGTGATCTCGTTGTCTTCTTCGCCAAGAATGATGGTCGCCGACTGCCCGTTTGTGTATCCGCTCCCGCCGTCGACCACCGTAACATCGGAGATAACCCAGCAGTCGCACGACGATTCGTAGGTGTAGGCAATCGTAAAGTCGCCAGACCCGCCGATGGACAGCGTCGGCTCCTCGCGTCCAGGCGGCGACGCCACGACGACGGCCGGAATGGCCTCAATGCCGTTCGGGCCAGCAACTGAGAAATCAAGCCCTACAGGCTCCAGGTAGCCGGACCCTCCGTCAACGATCGTGACCGCCGTGACGAACCAGTATGGATTGCCGTTGGCATCGACGCCTTCGTCCAGCGTAACCGAGAAGGTAGCCGACCCCGGCGGCGCCGAGGCCGTCACTGTCGGCTCACTGTACGTTGTAGTTGCCTGGAGGGTGCTTCTTCCGATCAAGATTCGCGGCGGATATGCAAACTCCGCCTGCTCCGGCAGTTCGACCGACTGCAACGAGGCGCCGCCTCGAACAGTGCCTGCGGAGTCGATGGACACAGACTGAACACTGCCGCCGGAAACGGTAAACGAAATAGTCGGCGACGGTGATGGGTAGCCAGTGGAGAACGACAGAGTCGTGTAATACTGGCCGTCCGACGGGCCTCCGCTGCCGGCGCTAGAAATAGAGATTCCAGTCAGCGTGTAGTCCTTGCCGTTGCCGACTGGCGAGAACGTGTACGCAAACTGCGGCGGCGACGAGAACAGCGTGGCATTGCCAAACGCATTGACCACCGGCGTGGAGTAGGTGTACACCGCGTTGACGGCAGATAAAGACTCGTATGGATACGGATAGTTTACGTCATCGTCCGGCGACAATAGTTCGTTGCCGCCAGCCCCAGCCACCATATTCTCGCCGCCTGACACAACGCTGAATGACTCTATCCACCAGAACGGCTGGCCGGCGAGGTCTTCCGACTGCTTCAAGACAGGCGATAGAACTGCGTTGACTGCGGACTCTGGCTGATCGCGGACGATCCAGCCTCCAGTTGGCGGCACGCGACTAAAAAAACGCTTGACGTAAAGCCGCTCGTCGTAGACATCGACGCCGCTAACGCCCCACACTTGTCCGACATAGACGTAGATGTACTCGCCACCTGGGGTGTAGTCGAAGTCATTGAGATTTCGGAATTGGCCGGCGACAACGTCGGACCGGCCGGACGGCGAACCTGCCGCACCCGACGTCAGAGGTGTGACAATGGTTAGGATTGCTTCGCCGTATCTTGCATCTGTCGGCGGGTCTGTCGCGCCGCCGTAATACAGGCGACCTCCGCAGCCCAGGCACGGTGCAATTGGGTACGCCTCACTGTCCGTGCCGGTGCAAAACGCCGTCTCGATGCGGGCCGTGCAGTCGGCTTTGCCGATGTCGATGCCAATCTCGTTGGTGCTTTGGTAGGCGATGTAGGCCGTTGCCTCTGCGCCGCTGCCGCCGCCACCAGAAAACGCCAGCGTCGGCGGCTCCTCGTAGGCGCCGCCGCTCCATACGGACACCGCGTTGATCGGGCCAGCGCCGAAGTATGCAGTCGCCTGTGCGCCGCTGCCGCCGCCGCCAGAGAACGTCACGGTCGGCCAATCCTGCGTGTTGGTTCCGTCCGTTCGCCGACGGTTGAAGTAGTCGCCGCCGTCGGTAACGATGACCTCGTCCACGCTGCCAGAAACCTGCAGCGTTCCGGCCGCGCCGCTGCCGCCGCCGCCGGTAAAGATGAGCGGCGCCTGAAGACCGTAGCCGCTGCCTCCTGACTGCACGGTTACAGACGAGACTCTGTACCGCAGCACTGCGGTCGCCGCGGCGCCGGAGCCGCCGCCACCGCTGACCGTGACTGTCGGCGCGGAGGTGTATCCAGACCCAGCCGCCGTGACGGTGATCCCAGTGACTTTCCCGTCCGCCACAGTGGCCGTCGCCGTGGCGTTTCCTGTGATCGTCACCGTCGGCGTTGATGTATAGCCGTCGCCCTGCTGGGCAAGTGTGATTTCGTAGACATACCCCGACATGACCGCAGTGGCCTGGAGTCCCGTTCCGCCTTCGGCGGACACCGTCGGCGGCGACGTATAGTCGGCTCCGGCCGCCGTCACCGTGGCCGCCGTGCCGCCCCCCTTGATGACCGCCACGGCCGTGGCCTGCGTTGCTTTTGTGCCGCCTGTAATCGACACAGTCGGCGTCGTGGTGTAGCCGGAGCCGCCAGCCGTCACCTCGACGGACTCAAGCGCCCGTCGAAGTTCCGTTACAAGGACAGCGCCCGATGGCGTTGGCGTCAGCGTAGGGGCAGTGGTGTAGCCGTCGCCAGCGTTGTCCAGCGTGACGGAGATGATCGGGAACTCGCTCCCAACAGGCTCGCAGTTGGTCGTGACCGCGCCGTAGGCCGGCGGGTTCGCGTCGTCCGCCAGAAGCGTCTCGCCGCTGCCTGGAGGGTAGTCCAGCGAGACGATCAGTCGTTTTGGGGCGCCGTCAGTGCATTTGGTGCAACTGCAGCAGTTAGTGCAGCCAAAGAGCATCAGCACTCCGAGACGACAAGGTAGTAGACGCCCTTCGGCCCGCGCTGCAGGCCGACCCACCTGTTCGCCTGCACCGTCCCCCAGTGGTTCACGCAGCCTTCGAGCGTGGCATTGCTGGTCGTTTCATTCGGCGGCGTCCCCTCTTCGTAGAGCGGGATCGTCATCAGCGTGTTCTTTGTCCAGGTGGCCGTGGTCTTGCCGATGCGGAGGCGGCCGCCGCCTGGCGCAGGCATATCTTCAAAGCGCGTCTGGATCTTTCCTGCCTTGCCGCCATACGGCATAGACTCCACGCGCTTGACCACAGAAATGATGCGGTCAGTCAGAACAGGCCCAAATTGGTTGCCTTTTTCGCTCATTAGAGGATGTCTTGAATGCGAACGCCCAGGTTGACGAAGTTGGGGCCAAACACTCGCTGAAACTGCGTGACGTATTTTCTGCGCAGCACGCCATTGGCCTCGGCGTTTCTTGGAGTGCCGTCGATGTTGAGCGCAACCGGCTGCGCGCTTGGCCGCTGCATCCAGCCGCCGTCCAAAGTCGCGATCGGAATGACTGCCCTCATTTTTTTGCCGTTTGTGTTGTCCGCAAGCCTGAGCGGCTGCGCTACCTTGCCGTCCTCATGCTGGAGGTTCAGCCCTTCGTTCCACACGCCGACGCCGTTGAGGTTCTGGTTTTTGATGTTGAACCCCTCCAGTATCTGGTCGATATACCAGCCGCGATAGTGAATGGCGAACTCGTAAGAGCGAGTGAAGCCGCGGTATAGTGTTGCGCCAAATGTCTCTACGACAGGCCGCACGCTGATGCTGCGCAGCATGCATTTATTCTTTTTGATCTCAAGCGCGCCAAAGTTAGTGTCGTCGCTGTTGATGTCTCCTATCGCGATGAGGTTCCCAGTGGCGCTGGACTCGAACTGCTCAATGCTGATTGTGATGAGCGGCTCAAGCACGGTGACGCCGTCGTATCGATCGTTGACAGGGTTGAGCGGATCTACCAAGTCTCCTATTTCTTCCGCGCCGAGGTGATTCTCGATCATCCGCCACTTGTCGGCCGGCAGTTCGATGGGCGCGGATGAAATGGTGAACCGCGCTGGCCGGATGTCCGGCGGCTGCGAATTCGGATCATTTTGAGTCGAGCCGGCCGTAGTGCTATACGTCGCCGTGACCAACCTGACGACGCGAGAGTCGCCGTCTGGCCGCTCTGAAATCGACACGCACGGGACCGAGGTGTTGACCGGGTGCAGGTCGCCGATCCTGACGCCAACGGTGTTCTGGATGTCATACGCCTCGGACGGAGACGACAGAATCACCCTCCAAGTGCGGACAGATGTGTCGGCCAGCCCGCCGCCGGCGGCCGACCGCTCGTTCGACTGTCCAGACGTGATTTCCTTGACTAGTTTTGGCATCGTCACCCCTCCGTAATGTCAACGCGAAGCCGCGTGCCGGCCGTGCCGATGGCCACGTAGTCGGTGCCTGAGGACAGCCGAATTAACTGCGGCTCGCCGGCCCGGAGCGTGGCGAACGACGCAAAGGACCCGCCGGCAGCGATGCCAATCTGCGCCGTGGACGCGGCGGCCGTTGAGAGGTTTCGCAAAAACGCCACGCCGACGGACGACAGGTTTGCCGTTGAGATGCTCGTCGTGTTGGTAGAGAGCGTGTACGTCACGCTCTTGAGGCCAACATTGCTCATGGCCGCCGTGATGTTGGACACGGCGACTTGGTTCACAAGGTTGTCCTTGTTGACCGTCAGCGAGATACCGTAGGAAATGTCTGGCATGATTACCCTCGAAGTTCGACAACAGCGGCCCGATCCTGATCGCGGATAGCGTCCACGACTTCCTGAAGTTTTTCAGTTTGCTTCTGCAGTTCGACGAGATTGACGTCGCGGTTGGCGTCGTCACCGCGGAGAAGTCGGTTGAGTTCCCGCTGACCCTCCATCGTGTTGACGTCGGCCACATTGAGCGCTGCCCGCGACGGACCCTGGAGCGCGGCGTTGAGACGCTCCTCGCGAAAGCCCATGACCATCGGGGCAACTTGCTGGGCGGCCTCAAGAGCGAGGCGGCTCATGTTCGCGCCTCTGACGGCATTTGGCGCGTTGATGCGATTCATTTCGGCGGTCAGGTCGCGGGCCTGCTGCCCGAACTCTCTTGCTGCCCGCTGCGCCGGCGTCATGGCGAGATCGCGGCCGCGGTCCTCGGCCGTCTGGCGCTGCTCGATTCTTGTGCTGTTGTCTCTCGCGGCGCGGACCGCTGGCGACTCGTCGATCTGACTGTCGACCCGCTGCTGAAGCGAGCGGCGCTCCTCGATGAGCCTTTGCCTCTCCCGTTCAGTGCCTGCACCAGACGACAACTGCTCGTCGATCTCTCGAAGCCGACGAAAAGTTTCGCTGAGTGGGTTTTGCGGATCTTGCGCGAGCCGCTCAAGCCTGTCTCGCTCTTGAGCAACGGCCTGCTCAACAGCCCTGTTTGCTACTTGCTGCTCCTCTACATTCCTCCTTGCGCGGTCTCGCTCTGCCTGGGTCGGCAAGGCCGCCCCGCGGCCCGGCGCGAGGCTTTGCCGGCGAATGTCGTCATCGCGCTGCCTTGCAGCCTGCAGGTTGCTTTCGGCCTCCGCTGACGCGCGGGCCAGTGCCTCTGTGAACCGCTTTAGGCCGAGCGTGGCGGCCTCAATCGCCTTCATCTCCTCGTTGATGGCCGAAATCTCGCGATCGGCACGACGTCGAACGAACGCGCTATCCGGCCGCTGCGAGACAGCCGCCTCGGCCCGCGCGCGGCGCGCCTCAAGTTCTCTGATCCTGCGCGCGATAATGCCGGACTCCGCGCCCGACGCCTGAAGATTCGCTTCTGCCCGCTGGCGTCGAGCGTCAAGCGTTGACTGCGGATCAACGATGCGTCGCTGCTCAAGTTCTGCCGCGCGGGCCTGGGCCTGCTCGCGTGCCGCACGGCCACGGTCAATCCTCGCCTGCGCGGCCGACACCTGTCTATTGAGTTCGTCAAAGTCCGCCTGCGTCGGGGCGCTGCCACGCTGCGCAAACTCCTGCTGCGCTTTCGCGATCTCTTTCTGGGCGGCGTCGATCTCTCCAGCGAGCCTGTCGATGTACCCAGAAAGCGCGAGCGCCGACGGGATCCCAGCGCGAATGGCCTCGGCTGCTTGGTTTTGAGCGGCCTCAAGGGCCAAGCCGCCCTCACGCGCCGACCTGAAAAATCGCGAAATGTCGTCCTGCGAGGCTGACTCGTTGAGCGCAATCAGCACAAGTTGGAGCCGTGAAAATTCGCGAGAGGCGTTCGCGACAGCCTCGGACGTGCCTGTCAGTGTCGTGAAAAGACCAATGTCCTGCTCTGCAAGTGGGCGAAGCCTGTCGATTTCGGTCTGAACTGCATTCCGCTCGGCGACGCGATCGCCTCTGGCTGCCTCAAGCCGCTGCCTGCGAAGATCCTGCGACTCTGGCATTGGGGCATTGGCGCGCCCAGCGAGCCGGGCCGCAAACCCAAGCCCATTGAACAACGACGAAATGCCTCCACCCCAGTAGTCAAGTTGCGCTCCAAGAAGCCTTCGGTTGCTTTCCGCGCGGTTTTGCGTGCCAGCGCCAACTGCACTTATCGCGTCGTCAAAATTTGGAGACCTGCCGGCGGCTGTTCTGGCGGCGCCCCTGGCGGCGACGCGCGCCCTAGTTTGCGCCTGCGTCAGGGCCACAATCTGGCCGGCATCGGTGGCGGCCTGGAGCCGCTTGTCAATTGATGTTGCTATGCTTTTTTGTTGAAC